GGGGACGTGCTTGAATTAGCTGAACTGAACAATAAAAAAAATGCCGAAATCATGTTTAATGCCGATGTAAACGGCGCACCGAATTTTGCGGTAGGACACGGCGTAGACGGAACTATTGGTAGTTTGTTTGAGATAACCTCAACAAAATGGTATCTGTACGAAATTACAAACGGAACGAAAACAACTTTAAGAAGCGAAGCGCATAATCTAACAGTTGACGGCTTTGTTTCCGTGCAGATTTTTGTCAGGGAGAATGCACACGCTGATATAGTATTCTCAACATCGTCCGGCAGTATTACTATCTCGAATGTTTCGTGGTATGGAACTTCAAAAAAGCCGTATTCAAAAGTTTATTCGGGCTCTGTGCCGCTGACAAATGTAACATTCAAATATAGAATGGGAGACTATGACAAGAAAATATATGTATATGGTGATTCTTATATTTCGTTAAATACAAACGAAAGATGGCCTTATTATGTAACGGAACTCGGATTCAATTCATGGCTGCTTGATGGCTATAGTGGGAGAAACTCGGCGAACGCTATCATATCGTTCAAGACTGAGATGGAAATTGGCAAGCCGGAGTATGTACTCTGGGCGCTTGGAATGAACGACCCTGACACTGCATCAACAATTAACAGCGACTGGAAAGCATGTGTTGAAGAAGTTATAGCATATTGCGACGCCAATGGAATTGAAATTGTCCTTGCAACAATACCTTGTACGCCTACGCAACACAACGAATTCAAAAATGCCTATGTAAAAGAAAGCGGTAAAAGGTATATCGATTTTGCAAAAGCCGTAAACGGGGAAGTTTTCGGTGATAGTTGGTACGCAGGAATGCTGGCGTCTGACAATGTCCACCCGCTCGCGCCCGGCGCGGTCGCACTTGCTCACAGAGCGATGCTGGATATGCCAGAATTATGCGCAAAATAATGCAAAGAAAAACCTAAATTTAAGTCAGTAACTCCAACGAAAACCCGGACCGCCACGAAAACCCGTGACGGTCCGGGGGCGGGGATGGATCACAGACCTGCGACGAAATCTTCGACGACGTCGCCGAGGTGGGCGGGATCGAGCTGCTCGCGATTGCAGGCGCGGACGAGACGGTCCACATCCGTGCGGCGATGGCTGAGATCCGCGTACGACGCGATCAGGACCGGACGCCAGCCTTCATAGCGGACGAGGCCGATGCCGTAGGTCCGGATCCCGAGGTACCGGGTGACCAAAACAACATAGCGAAACATTTGACTTTCCTCCTTTCTCATGCGTTCTGCAATTATAATAAACGCAGAGCGGCGGGGAGACAAGGGGGACAACACAGGAGGAGAGGATGACACCTTTGGAGGTATTCCTGACGTGCCTGACGGTGGTCTCAGGCGCATGCGCGATCATATTCGGATACGCCGCGTTCCGGCGGAATCAGAAGAAGGACGACAAGGACGCCGGCAACGAACGCGGCACGATGCTCACGGAGATCGGATACATCAAATCCGGCGTCGACGACATCAAGCTCGAACAGCGGGAGCAGCGGAAGACGAACGCGGAATTTCTGGAACGGCTCGTCGACTGCGAAGCGAGCGCGAAGCAGGCACACAAGCGGATCGACGGCGTAGAGCTGCGGCTCAATGCGAAATAAGGAGGAGTGAACATGAAGAACTGGAAAGAATGGAACTGGAAAGAATGGATCCGGGCGGCGGGGATCCGTGCGCTCAAGACGGTGGCACAGGCGGCGGTCGCGTCGATCGGCGTCGCGGCGGTGCTGGATGACGTGGACTGGATCGCAGTGGCGTCCTCGGCGGTCCTCGCCGGGATCCTTTCCCTCTTGACGAGTCTGGCGGGTCTGCCGGAAGTACCGCGGGAGGAATGAGATGCCGACGAGCTTCTTGTCCGCGGACGCCGGGTTCCCTCGTCTGACATCGGACGTGCCGATGGAAGAGCGGATGAACCGGGTGCGGGACTATCTCTTCCTGCTCCTCGAGCAGCTCCGGTACACGCTCTCGAACCTCTCCGCGGAGAACTTCAATGACGCCGCGCTCGCGGAGATCGAGGAGGCGATGACGGGTCCGCTGCGGAACACGGTGACGGACCTGGCCGGGAACGTCTCGACGCTCGAGCAGACGGCGGCAGGGCTGACGTCAACGGTGTTCAATCTGTCCGGGGATGTGTCCACACTGCAGCAGACAGCGAATTCCCTGACATCGAGGATCACCGACGCCGAAGGGGACATCTCAGAAGTCACGCAGACGGCGAACAAAATCAACTGGATCGTGGCGTCTGGAACATCGGCGTCCAATATGACCATGACGCCGGAGGCGATCGATCTGATCGCGGAAGGGATCAACATCACGGGATATGTGACGTTCAACGCGCTGAAGACAGCGGGATCATCCGTCATCAACGGCGACAACATCGAGCTTAAGGCGGACGCGGACGGGGACTCGGTCTCGTATCTGACGTACACATCAGCGAATGGGAACACCTTCGCGGAGGTGCACACGCGGGACAACCAGACCGGCACGACGTCCGACCGAGACCGGTACGCCTTCGTGATCGAGACACCAACCCGCGTGGACGGGGACTTCTGTGCGATGAAGCTCGAGGCCGGGGACGCGATGTCGCTCGAGGCGGGGCACCTGCTGTATATGCAGGCGGCGACGCAGATCATCATCCAGAACGGCGGGGAGCCGACAAGAATCGGTGCGAACGGCGTCGCCTATAATCCGAACAGTCAGTACTGTCAGCAGAGCAACTGCTACTACTTTGCAGCGGACGGGATCTACTTCAACGGGACAAGGATCCTTGCCACATAACAGGAGGAAAACATGGACTACAGCAAAATCATCGACGAACTCAAGCGGGCGTGGGATGCGCTCGAGGAAATGCCTGTCCGCGGGTACGCTGCCCGCGCGCGGATCACGATGGCACAGGATATGATCCTGTCCGTATACAACCAGGCGGCGGAGGCGCGGCGGAAGGAAGAAGCGGACCGGGCCGAAGAGCAGCCGGCGGACGAATAAAGGAGGGCGGGGATGGGATTCAGTACTCTGCCCTCCTTGCCGTATGGCGACGGGATCCGCAAGGCGGTCTCCGAGGCCTTCGGCGGGTACGACCACAACCTCGGCGCGGGGAACGGGACGATCTGGGACGAGGGCAACATGACCTCCGATTATTTCCCGCTCATGGCGACGCGGGCTCCGCGCTACGCGATCGAGACGATGACGGATCCGTCTGCGCTCTTCTCGCTCGCCGGGCTCTGGTGGGTGGACGGGACCTCGCTCTATCACGACGGGGACTTCGTCACCTCGGTCACGGCGGGGGAGAAGCAGTTCGCGGCGATGGGCATGCGGCTGATCCTCTGGCCGGACAAGATCGTCGTGAACGCCGAGGACAACACGGTCACCCAGCTCGGCGCGTCGGTCACGGCGTCCTGCGAGATCCGGGACGGGACCTATGCCGGGGAGGAGGCCGAGGGAAACACGATCTACGCCGCCTCGGTGACCTGGTCTTCCCTCTTCAAGGTCGGGGACGCGGTGACGATCACGGGGGCATCGACGGAGAGCAACCGCAAAACGGCGATCATCCGGGAGATCGAGGGGCACGAGCTCCGGTTCTATGAGAACACCTTCACGGACGAGGGGCCGGTGACGCTGACGGTCGCGCGGGAGATCCCGGACATCGACTTCCTGTGCGTGAATGAGAACCGCCTGTGGGGCTGCAAGGGGGACACGATCTACGCCTCGAAGCTCGGGGACCCGATGAACTTCAACGTGTTCGACGGCGTCTCTACGGACTCCTACGCGGTCGACGCGGGGTCTGCGGGCGCTTTCACGGGGTGCTGCTCCTACCTCGGGTATCCGGTCTTTTTCAAGGAAGAGCATATCTACAAGGTCTACGGCGCGAAGCCCTCGGCCTTCCAGCTCATGGGATCGGCGACGCTCGGGGTGGCGGCGGGATCGCACAAGTCCCTCGCGATCGCGGGGGAAACATTGTACTATCTCTCCCGGGCGGGCATCTGCGCGTATGCCGGCGGCGTTCCGGAGATCATCTCGGTCCCGCTCGGGCTGGACCGGTTCACGGACGCGGTAGGAGGATCGGACGGGCGGAAGTATCACGTGGTGATGCGGAACTCGCTGACGGGAAACTGGAACCATTTGGTGTGGGACAGCCGCCGCACATTATGGCACAGGGAGGACGACCGGGAGGCGGTGGGCTTCACTTACGAGGATGGGGAGCTCTGGATGCTGACGGCGGACGGGGAGCTCCTGGGACTCGGGCTCGCAGGAGCGCCTGCGGGTGCCATGATCGAGGACGGGATGGAATCCTTTGTCGAGACGAACGACTTCACCGAGGGCGACCCGAACCGGAAGGGGACGGCGAAGCTGCAGCTCCGCGGGGAGCTTGGCGAGAATTCCACCCTGACCATCCGGATCAAGTTTGACTCCGGGCGGATCGGATCTCCGTCTGACACGAAGGGCGGATGGGAGAACGTGACAGTCCTGACATCCACTGTGAAGCGGTCCTGGTATCTCCCGATCATTCCGCGCAGGTCCGACCACTTCCGGCTGCGCTTTGAGGGCGTCGGGGAGTGGAGACTTTACTCGATCGTGCGCGAGAATTACTCCGGTTCGGAGATTTAAGGAGGCATTATGGCAAAGACTTACACATACGATGATTTCCGCCGGGCTCTGGAAGAGAGCGGGCTCGGCGGGCAGTTCTCGCAGGCGGATCTCAACCTCGCGCGGAACAATCCGGACGCGGGCATGAGTCTGATCTCTTACAAGACGGACTACGCAAACGCGACGACGCCGGAGCTCAGAGCGCTTGCCAACCAGGGTGCGGAGTCGGTGCGCTCCTCCTACGGCGGCTACACGGGCGGCGGGGACGGCGGATCCTTCAAGCTAAATCCAATAAGCCCGAACCAGTTCACCTACGGCGAGGCGCCGTCGTTCACGGACAATTATGCGGATCAGATCCAGTCCGCGCTCGCGGAGACGCAGAACCGGGATCCGTACAGCTATTCCGGGACGGCGCCGGTCTACGACAACCGATACGACCCGCAGATCCAGCAGACGATCTCCGACATCCTCGGACGCGGGGAATTCACGTACGACCCCAAGAAGGATCCGGTGTACTCGGCATATCAGAAGCAGTACGCACGCGAGGGACAGCGGGCGACGGCGAACGCGATGGGCGAGGCCGCGGCGATGACGGGCGGACAGCCCTCCTCGTGGGCGATGACGGCGGCGTCCCAGGCCGGGGATTATTACGCCTCGCAGATGGCGGACAAGATCCCGGAGCTGTATGAAGATGCGTACAACCGCTACCTGCAGGAATACCAGATGAAGCTGTCCGATCTCTCCGCGCTGCGCGGGCTGGAATCCGACGACTACGCGAAGTACCGGGATCAGCTCTCGCAGTACAACACGGACAGGAACTTCGACTATGCCGCATGGCTCGACAATCAGCAGCTGACGCAGCAGGACCTCGAGAACCTCCGCGCGCTCCGCTCGGACGACATGGAGCTGTATCAGACCCAGCTCGGGCAGTACAACACGGACCGGAACTTCGACTACTCTCAGTGGCTCGACGAGATCTCCAACCAGCGGACGCAGCAGCAGGACGAGCGCGCATGGGCACAGTCTGCGGCGCAGTATGGGGACTACTCCCGGCTCAACGCGCTCGGGATCGACACCTCGACGGCGGAGAGACGGGCAGCACTGGACGAGGCGATGCAGGCGGCGGAGGTCGGCGATTATTCCGCGCTCCGTGCGCTCGGGATCGACACCTCGAACGCGACGCTCATGCAGCAGCTCGAGCAGGCATACAAGCAGGCGCAGATCTCGAGCGTTTACGCGAACATGCCGACGGAGGAGGAGCGTGCGCTTGAGAATGCCTACCGTCAGGCGCAGATCGCGAACATCTACGCTGGCATGCCGACCGAGGAGGAGAGGGCCCTGCAGAACGAGCTGAAGCGGGCGCAGATCCTCAAGGCGCAGAACAGCGGGTCGGACAATTCGATTGATGATGCGCTGAATATTGCAAAAGCGCTGGCAAAAGCGGGAGATCCTTCGATGCTGTATTCGATCGCCGAACAGTATGGCGGAGTAAATTATAACAACATCGACCAATACAACGCATCACAGATGAAGCTCACGGGACTGGATGATCTGAACGAACTCTTTGATGACATCCGGCAAATGAAAGCACAGGGCTTCGCCAGCGTTCAGACTCAGGACCAGGTAAAAGCGATGGTGCAGGGTCTGACCGGATACAAGGGAAAGACTATGGACGAACCGCTGAAAAACTTCCTCGCAGAGCTGTTCGGAAAGCAGAGCAACCAGACGCAGAAGAGAGCGACGACACAGCAGGGGCTGAAGATCTCTGCAAATTAAGGAGAGGGACACATGGGAAAGTGGTACAACTACCTTACCGGACTGGACAAAGAGAAGGAAAAGGAACAGGAGGACAAAAAGGACAGGGATGACACTCTGTCCTTTTGGACTGATTACCAGTATTTCAAGAGGACCGGAGAGGTCCCGGAAAGTCAGAAGATCAAAGAGCCGGAGTCGGATACAACGGATACAAGACCTCTCCTCGAAAAGCTTGCGCAGCGCGGGGTGACGATTGAGCTGCCGGAACCGGAGAAGAAGGAAGAGACGCCTGCCCGGACGGGGACTTCCCTGCTCGACGGCGGGGATCAGGCGGCACGGGCGGCGACGGGTTTGTTCCGGGAGCGGATGGCTGCCACGGGTACCGCGGAAAGAATGCGCCTTGAAGATGAAGCGCAGAAAGCTGAGGAAAAGCGGAAAAACGAGACCGTCCGAAATCCGGAATGGCTTTCTTCCCTGCGCACTCCGGAGGAAATCCGGGCGGACCTCGACGCGGAAAACGAGCAGGTCAGAAAGTACGACAAACAGGCATTCGCCAACAACGCGCTCGGCGTATGGCGGGATCTGTTCGGTCAGAACGCAAAGACGGACGAGAACAATCAGAGAATCGCCGAAGAACGGCGGGCGCACGACGAGCGGAAAGCTGCGCTCGAGGACGAGCTTGCGGAGAGAACGTGGGCAGATTATGAAAGCCGGCGGAACAACAAGGACTTCGCGGAGAAATCACAGTACAAGAGCACGGCGAACGGGAAAGAGACGGTTTATAATCCGCTTGGCGGCTATGATTCCGTAGGATTCGACGACCCGCTGTACGAATACGTCAACGGGAACGCAGAAGCCGGGCAGATCCTTGCAATGGAAAAAGAAGAGAATGCCAGACAGAACGGGCTTCTCGGCTTCCTCGTTCCGGAGGACACCTACAACTACGAGCAGGCCGTGGAGATGACCGACGACGAGCGGGCAATGTTCAACTACATCCACGCGACGGAAGGTTCGGAAGCGGCCTACAAATACTTTGACTACCTGCGCTCTGATCTGTACGCACGGCAGATGGAAAAAGAAAAAGACCGCGCGATGGAATACGCGCGGGAGCATCCGGTTCAGTCAACGGTCGCAACGATCGGGACCTCCATGTGGAGAGGGGCGGGCTATGTCGGGCAGACGGCGCAGTTTCTGACGGAAGGAAAAGTCGACGAGAACGCGCCTTACAACCGCATCGCGGCGATTCCTCTTGCGGAGAGGGATGCTGTCACCCGGGAAGTCGAGAACAAATGGGGCAAAGCCGGAACCTTCGCCTATGGCGTGGGCGTTTCCATGGCGGAATTTCTATTGAACGGCGCGATGACGGGCGGCGGTGCTTCCAAGCTCAGTGAGGCGTTTTCACTCGCGCTGATGGGTACCGGAGCAGCAGCCGACGCAACCATTGACGCGAAGGAACGCGGGCTTTCTGATGTACAGTCCTGGGCCCTCGGCACCATCGCAGGTGCGGCGGAGATCATCACGGAAAAATTCTCCATCGAGAATCTGTTCTCCGGAAAATGGGAGACGGAGCCGATCCGGTATCTCATCAAGAATACCGTGGCCGAGGGATCCGAAGAAGGTGCGTCCGATCTCATCAACTGGGTCGCGGACATTATGTTCTCGATGGGAAAAAGCGAGATCGAAGAGAGCATCAAGCGATACAAGTCCGAGGAGGGCATGGATGACCGTGAAGCCTTCATCGCCACGATGAAGGACAAGGGGCTTGAACTTCTGCGGGATGCGGGATCCGGTGCGCTGTCCGGTTTCCTCATGGCGGTTGGTCCGTCTGCAGCGGGACTCGCACAGCAGAACGCGGACAGATCGGAAACCATCGAAGCCGTGAGAAATGCACGCAAAGCCAGAGCCGAACAGCTCAATCAGCAGCCGGACATCATGAAAGGGATCCGTCAGGCGCAGAATCAGGCGACCGAACAGACGCAGAGCGAGGCCGAAGGGCGGATTCCTCTGCCGACGGCGGATGATCTGATGGGCGCGGATGATGCATCCGGTGAGGACTCTGTGATCCGCATGGGCGCGGAGCCGGAGCCGGGTCTGAAGACCGACGAGCAGCTCGAGACCGAGAAGCGGATCGCAAACGCGCGGAACATCACCGAGGCGACGGGCATCAAGTACGGCGTCGACGAGAAGACGATCCGGAAGGCGGAACGGTATGGGCGGCTGACCGGGGACACGGTCGAGTTCTATTCCGAAGAAGGCAAGAACGGGACGGTGCAGAACGGTCTGTACGATCCCACGACCCGGCGGCTCTATTATAACGTGAACGCGAAGAAGACGTTCGAGTTCACGTTCGGTCATGAGTTCACGCACACGACGGAGAACACGGACGCCTACCGGGCGCTCTCCGATCTCGTGGAGCAGCGGATCATGGAGTCCGGGCGGGACATCGCGGAGGAGACCGGGCGGATCATCGACCGATACAGACGGGCGGGGATCACGCTCACCGAGGAGCAGGCGCGACAGGAGATCGTCGCGGACTGGATCGGCGAGAACCTCTCCGACGAGCGGACGATCCGGGAGATCTCCCGGGACAAGGCGTCCGTCGCGAAGCAGATCCGGGACGGGCTCGACTCGTTCATCACGCGCGCGGCGGATATGACGGGCATCATCACGTCCTACGAGGAGAAGAAATACCGCAACCTCGTCGGACTGTATGACAAGTACCTCGGGCGGATCGAGGAGGCGCGAGCGCGGCAGGCGGAGGCACGTGCGGAGAGCAAGCCCGCCGAGGGCGCACCCGGGCAGGAATCGGTCGAGGAATACCGGAGCCGCATGGAGCGTCTCTACCAGGAGGGCGAGATCGACGAGGAGCAGTACAACGACGCGATCGCCATCGCGGACGAGGCCGAGAGCACAGGTACCGGCTTCAGCTCTTCCACGGTCGCGCGGGACGAAGGGCCGGAAGGAAAGATCCCGGCTGCGCTCCGTGCCGTGCGTGACCGCGCCGCGGGGAGACAGTATTCGGTGTCCGAGGAGCGGGCACAGAGACAGTTCGAAGCAATCCAGGCGGCAAACCCTGCCGAGGATGATCAGCACACATGGATCCGGTCTGCAGATGAAATCATGGACTTCCGCTCGGCGGTCGATGACTTCGGCGCGGCTGAAGACGGCGTGACTCCAGACTTTACCGCAGATGACGTGCGGAAAGCGCTTGACACCGGGCGGGTGACGGTTTACTCGTCGAAGCCCATCGAGGTCGGCAATTTTGTAACGCCGTCCCGGATGGAGGCGCAGGATTACGCAGGAGGCGGTCAGGTTTACTCGCGCGAGGTATCGGTCGATGACGTGGCGTGGATCGACGCCTCTGAGGGACAGTACGCGCCTGTATCGGAAGACTCCGGAGAGGGCGTGCCGGCGGCGAGATCCTCGGACGGCGAGGTGCTTACCGAAGAACTGCGCGGCGGGACCATGGTGAAGTATTCCCTGTCCAGCTGGAACGACACGGACAAGGACGCCGTGATGAAGAACCTCGTGGACGCCGGGTACAGCTGGAACGACGCGCAGAACTACATCGACAACGTGAACGGGATCGCGGCGATCATCGCCTCCGACCGGGGACGGCTGGACTACGACGCCGCGGAAAACCAGGTATTCATGAAGCCGAACGCGGAATACGTCGTCACGCTGGACGCCTCGACGCTCTGCGCAAAGCGGCTGACCTATCAGGGGACCTTCGACAAGATCCAGCACGCGCTCGGGAACCGGGTGCTGATGCCGGAGGATCTGATCGATCTCTCCAACATGATGGCGGAGGATGGATACCAGACGCCGTGCGGAATCTGCTATGTAGAGTCGAGACGGCGCCATCTCGGCAAATTCGCCGATCAGTGGCTGTCCACCTATGACGGCGAGTACAAGCCGAGTCTGGACGAGGTGACCACCACGGACGGACTGGAACGGCTCAGAAAAACTCACCCGCAAGCCTACGAAGACTTCATCAAGGCCATGAACAAGAAAGGCACGATGAATCCGAAGGTCGTACAGCTCCGGACGGACTACCGCGGAGACATCAACCGCCTGACCAAGGGACAGGTCACGAAAATCAAGCGCATCGGCGGACTCCGGGTGCAGAGCTTCTCCGACTTCGAGACGCCGCACCTGATCGACATGATGCAGGCGGTGCTGGACATGAGCGCGAAAGAGCTGCCGGCGCAGGCATACACCAAAGTGCCGAACTTCGCGTGGGTCTTCGGCGACACGGGGATCAAGATCAACCTCTCGCTGATCGGCGGGATCGACGCGGACGGGAACCTGACGTTCTCCTCCACCGAGGGCATGGACTTCGACGAGGCGATGCGGCTGCGCGACCGATACTCCGAGAACGTCGGCACGATCCTCGTGGGCATGAACGACGCGCACATCCTGGCGGCGATGGCGGACCCGCGGATCGACTTCATCATCCCGTTCCACAAGAGCGGCTGGAGCGCGGAGGAGCTGAACCGGATGAAATCCCTGCAGGGATTCGAGGATTACACGAACGAGCAGAACGAGCGGATGATCACCGGAAGAAAGCCGAACGGCGGCTACACCACCGAGGCGGCCGCAGACGGCAACCTCTATCCGGAGGACTATTGGGACTACAATGTGAGCGGACGGGAGAACGCGGAGCGGTATCTCAAGCTGTGCGCAAAACAGAACCGCCTGCCGAAGTTCTCAAAGTTCCTCGTGGACAATGGGGACGGGTCCTTCTCTCTCCAGCCCGACGGATCGACCGACGGATACTGGAAGACGCTGATCGACTACAAGATGTACGACAACGAGGGCAACGGCGTGCCGCAGAGAGCCGTCCGCCCGGACTTCAACATGGAGGAGGCTGAGCGGGTGCTATCCGAGTACCAGGGAGGCGCGAACGAGCTTCCGTCCGCGTCGGACGAGTTCATCGAGAAGTACGTCGCACATTATAACGAGGTGCACGGAGAGGGGGAGAGACAGTATTCCGTTTCTGAAGCCGACGACCGGGCATACATGGACGCTGTGGAGGCCGGGGACACCGAGACCGCGCAGAGGATGGTGGATGAAGCGGCACGGGCAGCGGGAGCCATGACTCTGCCGAATGGAAAAAGAAAACCGTACTACCACGGAACAGCAGAAAAGTTTACGGTTTTTGATATCAACAAGTCTTTGGACGGTATGCAGGGATACGGCTTCTACTTTACGCCGATGAAACAATTTGCGGAAGGATATGGTGATGCAAGTGCATATTATCTGATGACGAACAAAATTGCCACCCGTGAAGACCACAATATTACACCGGAGCAAGTGGTGGAAATCCGCCGGGCATATGGCTTACCTCTTGGTGAAGACGCTTTGGAAAAAGCACAGGGCTGGATTGAAAAATCCAACGATATG